TTTACTTTTTCTGCCATAGTAAAAATTCTCCTAATCTTTAGTTCTGTTCATAAACCAATCGGCATTGCACCTGGTAAATCCCAGTGTCGCTGTTGCCTTCCTGAAACAAAAAGCCCTGGCCCAGCGCTTCGATCCCCTCCGCATACATCCCCGCCGGTAAATCCGGCAGGTCGCCAGCATCGGTCTGATCATCCAACCACTGTGCAAAGCTCTCATAAAAGCCATTATTCTCCATACGTACCAGGTCATCCGCCGTGCTTTCCATGCTGCGAAATGCAAAGCTGTACTCCATCACGCGCTTACCTGTGATATATTCAGCAACCACCCGCCGCCCTGCCAGCGGCAGCACCGCATACTCAGTCGGCTCGTTACCGAGCCTCTCCACCCACACCGGCGCGCCTTCTTTTAACCCCGTGTAGGTGCGGATGTAATCGCGGATCCCCTCTATGATCGTCTCAGGCAGTATTTCGCTCATTTTCCAGCCAACTTTTCCTGCACGCCTTCTTCCCACTCCGCCAGGTGCACTTCTTTAGCACGCTCAAACCAGAACGCGCCGCGCTGTCCGCCGCCGTGATAGGTCAGGTTTTTATCTGTGACTTCCTTCTCTTCGCCTGGCTTCGCCCATGCAGATCGTGATTCTTTACCGATCATCACCTTACCGTAGTATTGAAACTTGGCGTACGGGGCGATCCACTTCACTTCACCGGATCCGATCTCCGTCCCCAGCGTGCCGGATTTGACCAGCATGCTCGTTTGAAGTGGGATATAGGGTTCGCATGTCCTCAATATCTCACTCTCCAGGTGTTCCTGCGCTTTGGTGCACTTACCTTCCCACTTGGCAGAGAAACCCACATTCCACTTCAGTTCAGCGCGCCCGCTATCTGTATGAAATACCACCCCGCGCGGCGTTTCAATTCTGAATTTCGCCATCAGCCCGCTCCAATCATCAGGTGATGCAAATGAGGTGATCCAAAATCATACCGATCCACGCTTTTCACCGTCGCCACATCCGCATAATCACGTTTCAAATCGCCCAGCAAATACTGAGTATTGAGGGGCTGTTGAACAATGCCCTTCACAATCACATCACCGGGCTTGATTGCGATCTCTCGCCCCTGTGTTGGGATATACACTTCCACCGCGTTGGCGTCCAGCAATCCTGATCGGATCACGTTCACCGCCTTGGTATTCACCCATAACACATCTTTAATTACCGTTCGGGTCCAGCTTTCAGCGCCGTTCACAATCGCCCGGGCGTAGTGGGTCATGTCGCCGTTCGTCTGCATCAGTCCCTGTAAGCCTTTCCGCTCATCCGAAAGCCGCGATACATCAACCCGGTACTGCCCAGGTAACGCTTAGCCGCCTGGCTCATCCGAGCTTCATCTGAAAGTAAACTGTTAGGTGTCGTTGTGTAGACTACCGAGTGCGGTCCCACTTTTTCAGAAGTGATCTGTCCAGCCCGGGTATTAATCTCCTGAATGCTGTCGATCACCGCGCAGGTTGCCAATTTGATCGGCTCAGTATAGGCTTCGTCGTCAATCGCCTCAGCTGCCCGCCCAAACGTCAATCGATCGATCATCCGGCTGGCGCGCACTGCATGCCCGTGAAATAAAGCAGAGGACACAGCTGTTCCACCATAGGTGTTTTCGTAGTATTCAAAATCAACGTATACAGTCATGTTTGCAGCCATGTCCTCACCTCACTTAAGAACTCGCTGGCGGATCTGCCGATTCCAGCCCTTCAACATAGTAAAGATAGCCGGTTACCTTTCCACCTGTCAGCGCCGTTACCGCAACAGTCACAGTCACCTCGCGCGGCTCGCTTGTCTTCACGGATGTACTCTCTGGCGTGTTCGCCTTGGGGATGATCGCCTTACGCCCATGGGTCGACCAGGGCGCGCCGGAAACGGCCGCGGCGGCTTGAATATCGTTCGCACCTTCCACACTCACAGCAACCGTCGCAGAGCCATCGCTGGCAAAGGGTGTATTCACATCCATAAACCCACCGACGATGATCGCATGCGCGGGCAGAATAATCCCGGTGCCATGCGCGCCGATCTCGGTATTTGCATCACCTTCCGGGTCATCTTCCATCACGTCAAATTCCCAGCGGGCAACGCGTAACGCGCCCAGTCCAGGTCCGCCGCTGAAAAAGCCCTTCAACAATTCGAAGTTATCGTTTACATCCTTCAGCCAACCGTGAATAAATTCGAAGTTATCGTTTACATCCTTCAGCCAACCGTGAATATTAATCTTTTTTATTCCCATATGTGCCTCCTTCAGGCATTAAAATTCTGGTTAGCTGTTCTTACGTGTTCTTACGGTGGACGTAAACACCATCCGTTTTGTTGTCATACACAAACGCATCATGATAGATGCGGTACTGGAACAGCCAGGCATCCGCAGTTTGGTTCACACCAGGCTCAAATACCCGCAATGGGTTGTGCTTGGCAATCTGCAACACCGCCGAGGGATGCAACAGCAGGAAGTTCAAATCTTTTTTCCCACTTTTTTTACCGTAACCACCGCCAGCGGCACTCGATCCATCGTCCAGATCGATCCCCTCATAGAATCGAGTCTGTGGCACCATCACCACATCCATACCATCCAACCGCTCAACATTCCGGTCAACCGTGCCTTCACTCGTCCAGGAGCGACTCAATGCGCCTTTCAACTTGTAATAAGTATCTTCAGACGCGTATAGGACCCGTCCTTCACGCGGCACTTCCTTGCCGTCCAGATGTTTTTGAGCAACATCCACAGCTGCGATTACTGCACTGGCGTCTGCCAAAGCTGCGGCAGTTGGCTTTCCACCGGCTTTGTCAGCATAAACCGAAAACCGGTAAGCATCCAGTTCCGGCACCACCTTGGTACGAATAAACTCACCCACCAGCGTGCCAAAAGCCATCCCCAGCGTTTCCTCATCGCTCATCGCGTCCACGCTGAATGCCCGACCCCGATCTTTGGTCAATTCCAGTGCTTCCCAGACACCGGTCACATTACCTGCAGCAAAACCCGTCGCCCGGTCATAATCACCCAACCCCACCATGCTTGTTTTATACACATACACAGTTCGGGCATCGTTATGATCCACCGGCTTGCTCAGGCCATCCAGGCGCGCCGTCAGCGATTCTTTCTTGTAAATCTCATCCAGAATCGGCTGGAACTTCTCCGCCAGCTCAATCCCGTTAATAGTTGTTAAAGCCATTTCAAATCTCCTATTTATTCTTCAATAGGCAGCCCCGCCGCTGTTCTGGCTGCGGCCACCATTGAATCGGTTACTTTTGTCTTTCCTTTCCCACCCAACACGATCTTTGGGGCGGGCTGGTCAGATTCAAACAAATAATCATTTTCTTCTTTGATCACCTTTAGCTGGTCATCCAGGTCAACGATCTTGCCGCCCTCTGCCAGTTTCAGGTTTTCAAAGTTCAGCAGCGCCTTCACCGCCTTGGGGTTCTTTGCCTTGGCTTCCGTTAGCGCACCTTCCAGTGCATGGTCAAACTTCAGCTTCTCAATCTCTGCAGCGGCTTCCGCCTTAGCCTGCTCGGCCTTGGACTTCCACTCGTCAGCAGCGGCTTTGATCCCGTCAACGTCCAGCTCCTTGAAACCCTCAATCGCTTTAGTCGCCTCTTCAAGCTGTCCCTGCAGTGCTTGCACCTGCTTTTCAGCTTCCGTCAGCTGCGTTTTATGAGTTTCTACGCTCTTGCCATACAACTTCATGATCGCGTCAATCTGTTCATCAGCAAGTTCCAACACTTTCAAATCTTCACGCTTCATATCGGTTCGAATCCTTTCACTTCGTGTTTTTTACGTGGTAACGGCCACGCTGTGTTGGCCAGGTATCGCCCTGGCCGATCGAAACAAAAAAAGCCACGTCCTCACGATCTCTCGTGAAAAGCGTGGCTGGTTTGCCAGTCCTACGGCTCTGTTTTGCCCTTTTTCTGTTGGGCTAATCTATATTTATTATATCATATGTTCAGTTAATAACAAATTATTTTTCAAACCCAGATACTCAGTATTTGGGGCGTATTTCTTGACTTCTATCTTCCATTCCTGTATAATGGTATCAGGTTCTGAGGTGGGAAGTCGCTTCCCACACCTCCGCAAGGAGGGAGATGGCAAGTCGCGCGATGCTGGACGGGACCCCAAACCGGTGCGATTCCCCAAAAGGGGTCAAGGCCGGTTTTTTTATTTCTTTTTTGTCCACCGTTCCTGCAATATTCCATTCTCACAATAAATATATAATTTGCTTACTCTGAACATAGTCCA